ACTTCAACCTTACGATTGCGGTCTGCTATTCTAGGTAGACTAGAAAGATACACCACAACATCATGCATGATATTTTTTTATCAATTTTAATGCAGTTCCATTGTACAGTTCTTTTTCTGTAAATTGACTGTAGCTCAAAGCACATAGCCAATTGCCAATGGGCCCACGATATAGGTCATTGATATCAGACAGTCTAGTGCGAGCCACCGTTGTAGAAATATGCCGACCCAGGATAATGATGGGTATACCGGCCCACACAGCTTCTATGGCAGCTGAACTGGCATCAGTGATTACACAATAATAGTCAGACTCTTTTAAATGTTCATACAAGTTGTCACGTGTTTTACGATTGAGTTCTTTAGGACGAAATACCACACAACGATCGGTGTATTTTTGCAGTTCTGTACGCACCTGTTCACGCCATGCAGACAGCGTAGTTCCAAACATTTGATAATGATATTCACTGTTTTCAACAACCAATATTGCGTCCCCGTCGGTACGCCACGGTGTTGGCATACTAGATAACAAGTGTAAACGATCTGCTGGAAAATAACTCTCTTTTGATAACAAATGGTGTATGTGATTTTTTACCAGTCGATGCCAAAGTTTTTTACCAGTTACGAAATTAGTGTAACCCGAATCAACAAACCAGAAAGGTAAGTGAGTCGCCAATCGATGTTGTAGCACAGGTTCGTTGTTGATGATATTTCTTAAAACTACTAGTTGATCATCTGGAATAGGATCCCCGGGCAATGCCCAAACTGGTTGATCGGTCAGTTGTTGCCCTAGGGTTTTAATAAAAGTTTTAGTGGTGCTATTAATATAACAAGACAACAGATAGTCACGACCAATGTTGATGTTTTTAAAGTTTTCCGCCAACCAACGGATCAACAAGCGATGTTTCTTTTTGTATTCGATTACTATGAAATCTTTGTATTCTTCAAGATCTTGTCTAAGTAGCTTGTTGAGCGTGACAAAGTCAATTTCAATCAACCCAGATTTTTCCATACGCTTGTTGATTTTTTCTAGATAGGTATTGGTATTGGACCAGGTTGGCTCAATTTTTTTTAAGTGCTGTGCCAGTATTTTTTTGGCTAGACCAATTACTGCCTCGTCATGATTTAACAATAGATACACGTTTTACCTTGATTCTAATCCCCGTATGAACCTTGCGGCCTGGCTGTTGGTTATTTGCAAAGGTTCACCCCAACCCATGATCAAATCGTGTTTTTTCTGTTGTAATAATTTAGCACCCCAACTTATTAGTAGTTCTACAGCTTCGCCATTGTCTGATGTGCCAGTGTCTTTGTGGAATTTTTGTTCAACCACTATAACAGGCTTACAGGATTTAATATAGTTTTCACCACCTAAAATAATGTTGTACTCGTAACCTTCACAATCCAGTTTGATATAGTCAGCCGGAGGCAAATCCATGCTGTCCAGGGTTCTCATTTGTATTTTGCCTTGACCAAAGCTTTCGGTATCAACATGACTGTGCCCGGTATTTTCTGGAACAACAATCATGTCGATCATGCTGTTCTCTGCACCCAAGGCACAATCATAAATTTTTAAATTTGTGGCTGGAACATTTTTTATCAAACAGTCTCTAAAATCAGCCACAGGTTCGATGGCATGTACTCGTTGAAAAAATTGACAAAGATCGCGAGCCCATAAACCTATATTGGCACCTATATCCAGAGCCACATCGTGTTTTTTACAATAGGGTATGCTGGCTCTGCGTACAGGTTCTTGATACACGGCCTGGCCGCCCTTTTCAATATTTCTAGTCAACATTTTAGCAAAGTGTGTGTCTTGGTCTGGAAACCACCAGCGGTGTGATTGATACATTATTTTTTTCCTTTTTGTTTAAGTACCTGTTGCCAGTACGGATGATTCAGATGCATAACTACTTCTTTAGGACGACTCATACCTTGTAGTTTACGCTCGCCCTTGACATGGTCCATGTATAATCCTAACTCGCTGTTAATAAATGGATGAGCAGCAAGCCCTTTGTCTTCCCAACTGGGATTCAAGTTAAAAAACCTATTGTTGGCCTGATATTGTTTACGGACTACATCCCATATGTAACTGTCGTGCCATTCTTTTTCTTTAAAAATATCATCGGTATTGTACATACCCACAAATTTTCTAATAAAATTTCTAGTTTCTGGATGAGCTAAATTATAACCTACCCAGCCACATTCTGAATGATATTTGTCACCACGACCCAGGTAACTGATCATGGCATCACTGGGGCATACTGTAGACAGCCAGTCAATGGGCACAAGGCTATGCGTATGACTGTCGGCATCTAACCAAATCATGTATCCATCACTTAGTTCTTTTTCGCAAAGAGCAACACTAAACACTTTGTATGAAAATCTTACAGCATTCCAACGAAAGGATTTTTTAGGATTCCATACTTCGGGCGGACCATCCAATCCATGTGCCTTAGGGTTATTTCTATGGCGTTCAACAAACGCACGAAGACCGGGACTAACAGCCAACAAATCATGTACTCGAGTGTTTGGTCTACGGACAACAGGCGTACAATTTTCAGCACAAACAATCAACTCAACTTCTGCTGGCCAGTTGGCTTCAAAAGTGTCAATCATGCGCTGGCCGTATTGTTTTAGACCCTCGGCATTAAAAGAGGTAATTACAGTATATTTCATGTTGAATATTTAGTGATCAAATCAGTGGCCTACTTTCCTTTGCAGTGTGCTCAAAACAGCACTCCTGTTATTACGGCCATGCTGAATAGCCTACGTAGTGCTGGAATAACCGCTATAGAAAACAGTATGGATGCAGATGCCGCAATTGTATGGTCGGTATTATGGTCAGGACGCATGGCGTCAAACAAACAAGTTTATGAGCATTATCGAGCACAGGGCAAACCGGTTATTGTTGTTGATGTTGGTGCATTATATCGCGGTGAAACTTGGAAAATAGCTGTTAATCATATTAATCAATTAGGCTACTATGGGCATACTGAAGACTTAGACATGGACCGTCCTCGTAAGTTGGGCATAAGTTTAGCACTTAACCTTAGTCGCAATCCTACTATCTTGATCGCTGCACAGCATCGGCACAGCCTACAGTTGGTCGATCAAAATCATGAAGCGTGGATTATGGACATAGTGAGTGAGATTAGACAAGTAAGTGATCGCCCAATTGTAATCCGCCCACATCCTAGAAGTCCGTTACAAATAGCCAGTCTAACCAAAGACATCACAATTGAAAAGCCAGAGAAAACACCCAACACATATGATAGCTACAACATGCATTTTGATTATCACGCCGTGGTAAACTATTGTTCAGGTCCCGGAACACAAGCTGCCATCTCCGGAACTAGACCAATTGTGGGTGCATATAGTTTGGCCTTGCCAGTGTCGGTTGCTATCACAGACATAGAACGGCCATACGATACCGATAGAGATCAGTGGTTAGTGGAAATTTGTCACACTGAATACACAGTAAAAGAAATACAACAAGGCCTATGGCTTCAACGACTAAACTCCCATCTATAACTGGCCCTATTGATTGTGCCTGTGTGATACACGGAGATGCCTATGATTGGCAGTACGTAGAACGACTTTACAATATGCTGAGTCGACACATTACTCCGGGTATTAGATTGCATGTTTATACTGAAGCAGATAGGGCAGTTCCTGAGCCGATGATCAAACATGCGTTGATGGATTGGGGGATCTCGGGCCCAAAACGTTCTTGGTGGTACAAGATGCAACTTTTCAATCCTGAACATCATGCAGGTCCGTTGTTGTATTTTGACCTCGACACAGTTGTGGTCAACAATATAGATTGGATATGGAAACAATCCACTGCATATTTTTGGGCAGTGCGTGATTTTAAGCATCTTTGGCGCCCTACACATAATGGAGTAAATTCTAGTGTGATGTGGTGGGACACACAAAGATACCAACCAGTTTGGGAAACCTTTATACAACAAGATTTACAAAATATCATAAAAAAATACCCAGGCGATCAGGATTATATTTCTGCAATTATTCCGCAAAATCAACGTAGATTATTTGATTCAGCTCGCATACAAAGTTGGCGCTGGCAATGTTTAGATGGCGGTTACGATTTTGCCCGGCGTCGCTGTCATAACCCAGGGCAAGGTACTACATTTACCGAAAATACCAGCGTTTTGGTATTTCACGGCAAGCCCAAACCCGACGATATTTCAGACGATATTGTAAAAAATCATTGGCGCTAATGATAAATAACTGTAATTAGGAGGATTTAAAGTGGCCGAAAATCGTACATTTATTTTTAAAGGATTAGCTTACGGAAGCACACCAGTTTCGTTGCAAGCTGTCATTGGTAATACTACAGTATTCAGTGGAGCAGTTGCCACAACAGATGCACCATTGCCTGTAACTCCTCCAGACCCATCTGCACAAGCAGCATTGTTTTCTTTTACTACTTCAGAATTAAATACTGATTTTGCTGGTAGTGTACCTATGCAGGTCGCAGTCACCGGCGGCAACGGATGCGTAATGGGCGAAGTTAACGGCAATTGGTATGTGGGCAATGTCATGGTTCCTTCTGAGGGCACTTACGGAACAGCATCAAGTTTCACTTTAAATTACGGTGGACAACCGACCAACAGTGAAGGCACAGTTGATACCCGTAGTTCAGTGTACATAGATGGAGATCAACAAGTTCCACCATGCCTGGTCAGTACTGGATGCTGGAATTGGATTGTACCAACTGGGTCATTTTTATCATACAATTTTAACGTAAATATTGGCATGGTAGGAAATGTCATTGGAAATACTTCCAACTACACAGGTTCCTTTACTCCTGTGCCAAACTACCCAACACCTTGGCCCGTATAAGTTAGCACACACTAACCTACTAAAACCCGTCAAAATGGCGGGTTTTTTTATGGTTGACCAGAAATGCCCAATTTGCTATAATACTTGTATAGAAACTAAAAAGGAGCAGAAAATGACTAAAAAACACTTCATTGCAATGGCTAAAGAAATTAGCCAAATGACTGATCGTACGTCAGCTCGTATTACAGCCGAAGCTTTCTGTAAAGTGGCACAATCTGTAAATTCACGCTTTGACCAGGCTAAATTCCTTGAAGCTTGTAAGGTTTAAGCGGTTGACCATTAATTCCGTTTCGCTTATAATATACATATATTAACAAAATAGTTAAGGAGCTAAAAAATGTCTACAATTCTTGTAAAGCATGGTAGTTATCGTAATCAGTCAGTAAACAATGTGACCTTTAACTTGGTAAAGGGTTACCAAACAGGAGCCAAAGGAGGCTATGTGACAGTAAATGCCGAAGGCTATTTTGGTGAAAATACACCAGAGGTAGTTCGTATCCGTGTAAACAGCATCGAAGACTTGGAGTTTACTGCAGGTCCTGCTTCTGCAGAGACTGCCGCTCATGCACAAGTTCATGTTCATGCCAAACAACCAGTGGAAACTGACGAAGAAGTTATTGCTCGTATTGGCGAACGCTTTGACATCCTGGACCAAATGACCAAGGCCACTATTGCCGGTGACGTCCGTGCAATGATCGTAGTTGGCCCTCCTGGTGTAGGCAAGAGCTATGGTGTAGAAAAACAGTTGGAACATTCGGGCTTGTTTGATCAGTTGAGTGGTCGCCGGGTCAAGTATGAAGTTATCAAAGGTGCCATGACTCCAATTGGTCTCTACTGCACCTTGTATAAACATTCAGACAAGAACAATGTGTTGGTGTTTGATGACTGTGACTCTGTGTTCCAAGATGACTTGAGCTTGAACATTCTCAAGGCCGCCCTGGACTCTGGTAAAAAACGTAGAATCTATTGGAATAGTGATAGTGCTATGTTGCGTCGTGAAGGCGTTCCAGACATGTTTGACTTCAAAGGTTCGTGTATTTTTATTACCAACCTACAGTTTAGTAACCTTAAAAGCAAGAAGTTGCAAGACCATTTGGAAGCATTACAGAGTCGTTGCCACTTCCTAGATTTGACTCTTAACACCATGCGTGATCGTTTCTTGCGTATCAAGCAGATTTACCTCAAAGGTGAATTGTTTGCAGACTACGATTTCACTCAAGAACAAGGCGACGAGATCATTGGGTTTATGGATGCTAACCAAAGTCGTTTGCGTGAGATGAGCCTGCGTATGGCTCTTAAGATTGCAGACTTAACCAAAGTATCAGGTGATAACTGGAAGGCATTGGCCGCTAGCACTTGTATGAAGAACAGTTAATCCGGTAGCTCCTGGGTAGTGCAAACTACCCACTTTCAACAGGTATCCGTAAAAAGATACCTGTTTTTTTGACTTTGTTCAGTTAAGTATGTTATACTAACATATGATTCTTTCCGTTGAACTTGATGATCTGAAACTGGATTTTAATATATTTGATAATCCTGTAGCCCAGTCATGGGTAGATTGCATGTTGGCAAAAGATCAATATCCGTTGGATCATCCAGATCGTTTTTATGGCTTCAACAGCATTGAACAAGAGCAAGCTCGAGCCCTTGCAATGATACATGCCAGCATAGACACAATTAACAAACACAGTCCTATTATCGCCAGGCAGATAACCACGGTAGACGATCAAGATACACTTAACTATCTACATAATATTTTTGAACGTTATCACGGACTGTTGGATCTGCAGGACCAAGAATTTTTTGTCAATGCTCCAGCGGCAGTTAAAGAAGCATTGGCAGATTTGAATATCAATGTTCATCGTTGTGAAGCTGTGGCTAGAGGCAACCGCCCTAGATTTGTATGCACTTGGTATGGTTTGCCAAAAACAAAAACGTTGAGTACAGAACTTATTGCTGAGTATGGCACTCTCAATCCCAAGTTTGGTTCGGTCTGTTTGAACTACTGCGAGATAGGCAAGACTTTAGAAGACCTAACACAAGATAAAGATAACTACATAGGCGACGAAGCATTCCGCCCATTTAATTATTATTCAGCAGATTTTAATGTACGCTTACACGAAGAAACTGTGTCCTATGCTTCGGAGAAATTGTTGCGTATGCAAGAATACTACAACCAACATCGAGACTTTTTCTTTGAACATGGATACACAACTTTTCAAGATCCAAGATTATTGCCAATGAGATTCCCTGTGGCCACACTTGCCGAAACCATGCCAAGAGCACAATTAATTAAAGAAATACAACAACGACAATACGTCACTAAGGTTTATATCGAATGAGAACAGCTAGAATTGTAATCCGTGATGAAGTAAATATCAAGATAGAAGGACTTGAACTGGATGCTCGTCGCGCATTGGTTACAGCCTTTAAGTATGATGTACCCGGTGCTCGTTATCTACCAGCAGTGCGTCTTGGACGTTGGGATGGCAAGGTAAGCTATTTCCAATTGGGTGGTAGCACTTATGTAAACCTGTTGCCAGATATCATTCCTATACTAGAAAAGTTTAACTATGACATTGAGTTGGATGATCAAAGAGAGTACAGTACCACATTTGAATTTGAACCAGTAACTGAAAAAACATTCAGTCATATTGTGTGGGGTAAAGGGCATCCGCTAGAAGGGCAACCAATGGAGTTGCGTGACTATCAAGTTGAGATCATCAACAACTTTCTTGCCAACCCCCAGTGTATTCAGGAAATTGCCACTGGCGCAGGCAAGACTGTAGTCACAGCCGCGCTGAGTAATGCAGTGGCACCATATGGCCGTACTATTGTTATTGTGCCCAACAAGAGTCTAGTAACGCAAACAGAAAAAGACTACATCAACATGGAACAGGATGTGGGTGTGTTCTTTGGTGATCGTAAAGAGTTTGGTCGCCAGCATACTATTTGCACTTGGCAAAGTTTAAATGTACTGTTAAAGAATACAAAGAACTCGGTGGGTGACATTACCATACAAGAGTTCTTAGAAGATGTAGTGTGCGTTATTGTTGACGAAGTCCACATGGCCAAAGCCGACGCATTAAAGACTCTGCTAACAGGTGTAATGAGTCGTGTTCCGTTACGTTGGGGACTTACAGGAACTATACCCAAAGAACCATTTGAGTCGCAGGCCCTGAAGTGTAGTCTTGGTCCAGTCATTGGCAAACTCACAGCCAGTGAACTGCAAAGCCAAGGAGTCCTGGCTCAATGCCACGTAAATATTGTGCAGTTGGTTGACCATGCAGAGTTTACCAACTATCAAAGTGAACTAAAGTTCTTACTAGAAGAACCGGACAGATTGGATACTATTGCTAATCTAATTCGACAAGTCAACGCCACTGGAAACACACTTGTGCTAGTGGATCGTATTGCCGCTGGACAAGGCATTATAGAACGTCTAGGTGATAATGCAGTTATGGTTAGTGGTGCAACTAAAGCAAAGGACAGACAAGATGAATACGACGAAGTGGCAGAAGCTACAGGAAAAATTATTGTGGCTACCTATGGTGTGGCAGCGGTTGGAATCAATATTCCTAGGATCTTTAATTTGGTGCTTGTTGAGCCTGGTAAGAGTTTTGTTAGAGTTATCCAAAGTATTGGTCGGGGTATCCGAAAAGCTGAGGACAAGGATCATGTCCAGATCTGGGACGTAACCAGCACTTGTAAATTTGCAAAACGCCATTTAACCAAGCGTAAACAGTTTTATAAAGAAGCCAACTATCCATTCACTCAAGAGAAATTAGAATGGAAATAAAGGTTGCACTTGTAGTAAAATATGTTATAATACACTTATGAGAATATTAACACTTGAAGACCAACCGTTTGATCTAGATCACCTACCTGAAGAAGTAGATGATATGAGGTTTGCTATACTAGACAATTCAAACCCACAAGACCCTGACTACTATTACATTCCACTAATCTTCTTGGAAAGTTTTACAGCACCAGCCTTGGTCTTACGCATAGGCCCTCATAGGATCAAAATGCCTGTGGACTGGCAAATATTGATTGGCGAGCCCGACCTAGGCGATCTGGAAATCTTGCCGTTGACCAGTATCAACGATCGCGGATTTAAGGCATTCCAGTTCAACCCACTCAGCAGTTTTAGACCCAGCTTCTTGGACATAGAGATCATGGATGTGTATCAAGAAGTCACTTGGTATGCTCCTAAATTAAAAAATGGCCAGATGTTGTGCGTTCCGGTAGGAACAGGTCCTAAACCCGAGTGTGTATATTTTGTCAAAGACATTAGCCGCAACTGTGAAGTGGTGGATTATAGAAAGGCCTGGTAGTGGACAAGCTCAGTATTGCCAATGAGATGGCACAGTTTGATGGTAAGAATCGAGAATTTTACAATGAACTCACAGATGAAGAACGTAAAAAGTTCAGCAACTTCTTGATGATTCGTTATGGTTCTAGTGTACAAGGCAGTCGAGATCTTCAAGAGTTTTACTTGATAGCAACCAATGAGCGATTCAACAAACATTTTTTTGCCATCAATCGACATCCTAAATTACAATGGTTGTGTGCCACCACAGTAAGTCCTGGCATGGGCTCTATGCGTCACAACTGGATTGCACCCAAGAAAAAAGAAGGCAACAACAACGAAGTCCGCAAACAACTGGCCGAGATGTTTCCCAACATGAAGGCCGACGAACTGGATCTAATGGCTGCAATAACTACCAAAAAAGAACTCAAGGAATATCTCCAAGAAGCTGGAGAGTAGAACTCATGTACGAGTGCCGATACTGTAAAAAAAGTTTTGTAAAAGAAACTAGTCTAGCCGTACACATGTGCGAGCCTAAACGGCGCTATCAAGAACAAGATGAACGCGGTGTACAATTGGGCCTACATGCTTATCTCAAGTTCTATGAACTCACACAGGGCAGTGCAAAACTAAAGACCTTTGACGACTTTGCAACAAGTCCGTATTATCGTGCTTTTGTAAAGTTTGGTCGATACTGTGTAGCAGTCAAGGCCATTAATCCTGCCAGGTTTGTAGAATGGTTGTTGAAGAACAATAAGAAAATTGACCATTGGCCGCGAGACAGTGTATACACAGAATACCTGTCAGAACATCTGCGTGTAGAAAATGTAAATGATGCCCTGGCCAGAGCTATGGAATTTGGTATAGAGTGGAGCGAAGAAACAGGGCACCCAGCCGAAGACTGTTTGAAATTTGGCAATACCAATGCCATGGTCTATGCTGTCACTACCGGCAGGATCAGCCCTTGGGTAGTGTACAACTGTGAATCAGGACAGAAGTTTTTATCGGAATTGGATGCTACACAAATTGCTATGATCTGGCCCTACATTGACAGCGAAGTGTGGATGAAGAAGTTCAACGACTATCCAGCAGATCAAGAGTATGCCAAGGATATTTTAACAAAGGCAGGTTGGTAAATGATTTACATAGATTTTCAAGGTGGCGCCCACGGCAACTACTTGGAATTTGTTTGTAATAAGTTCTTGGCCGGAGTTGACTGCAATGACTCGCCTTTTAACCAGCTAGGAGCTTCGCATGCCAAACTGTACCACGGTGAAAAACAATTCCAGTGTTGGCATTACTCAGATTTCCGCGGAGTAAAAACAGATCTATTTGACAGCAAAATCATCAGTATAGAAATCAAATATGATGATTTGTTGGCCTTGCAATCAGTTAGTTTGTTACGAGCCGGGGACTGGAACATTGACAACGACCAACTTGAAATCAACACCTATCACAAGTTAAACAATATAGACTATGAATGGGTGTTGGAAAATTTGGTTGCAAGTTTTTTTCAAACACAATTACAAGACAGTTACAATGCAGTCAAGGATGCCAGTTGGCCCAACATCGCTTGCCGTGAAGACTTTGACCGCTTGCCCGAGTGGATCCAATTGGAATGTATAAATCAACACAATCTTAAACTGTATCAACTTGATGCAGAACATCCTGACTGCCCTAGACACATTCTTAGAGAATTTTTTAAGATTGGATTTCGCAAGCCTGAACAAGCAGGATTCGTAGTACGACAGAAAAAACAAGTCTATGATTCCAGCAACGATCCAAGGGTATTTCCATTTGCGAGTTTTTATAACACTGAAAATTTTATAAATCAAATACAATCAATTGGCACGTGGTCCGGTTGGGAAGTAAAAAATATGCCACAACTGATTGACCTGCACACCGAGTTTCTTGCTCGACAACCTTATAAGGATTCTAAAAAATTCTGCGACCAATTGATAAAAAGAATATGTGACCAAGAAATATTTGAGTTACCCGAATTGGATTTAATGCAAGAAAGTTACATTGCCGCTCGGGTAGAAAGTCATTATGGCGGTGAATTACCTGCAGACCAGGTAGAATGGTTCACCAATAGTCGACAAATTTTAAATTTTTTTGTAAAATAGCACTATGAGCGCAGACATTGACATTGACTTGGCAGATAGAGAACAGTTGTTACAACTGATTCGAGCAACGCCGGCACGGCAACTGCATCAAGGCCAGGTTCGTCGACACAATAGTGGAGTATACGTTACTGATATTCCTCAGGATCCTATAAATGGCTGTGCGGCTATAGACTACGAAACTGCTGAACAGTTAGGGTATTTTAAAATAGATTTGTTAAACATGAGTGTGTATCAACTGATCAAAAACCCCGAGCATTACACACAGATGTTAGAAGCGACTCCACCGTGGGAACGTCTATGGACTGATTCAGACTGGGCCAGTCAGTTGGTACACGTTGGCAACTACACAGAGTTGTTGAAATCTATGCGGCCAGATTCAATACCAAGAATGGCTGCCTTTATTGCTATTATCCGGCCAGGCAAAGCGCATTTACAAAATCGGCCTTGGCCCGAAGTGTTTGAATCAGTATGGAATGGTGACGACAGTAGAGGATTTGTATTTAAACACAGTCACTCGATAAGTTATGCGGCCCTGGTGGCTCTGCATATGAATCTACTTAATCAAGACGTCGTACAAGAGTAATACTTTTACGTTTGGACTTTTTGCGGGCCATCTCGCTTAGACTGCAAATAGGCCCGTGTAGTATTTCTAAATCTTTGTTGGTGAAAGTGCGCAGATAAGGCCTAAACATGTCCCAGTCACCTTTGAGAAATATGTTAATAGGTACACTACGGTTGCTTTCCCACCACCAAACATTGGCTAGTTCTAAAAATTGACGTTTAACGTCAACATCTAGAATTGCACCAAAATCGTAAATAGTAGTTATAGCATCGTCTTGATTTTGTATAATACCTACGTATTCCGTTGTGGCATAGACACACAAGGTTATAAATGGGTATTTTTCCGCTAGTTTTTCAAAGAAATCGTTTGTCATATCTACGGATATTTACCAGACCATTTCGCCCCAGGTTTCTAAAGGCACTAAATATACTGTATGTATTCCACCCAAGCCTATATCTATCAGCAGATCATGCGAGTGTTACTCATGGACACAGGCGCCGGCGAAACATTTATCTATAGGTATGATCCTGTGTACGCAAAACAATTAACCATAAACAAAGGCGTTGACAATGTGCTGTTATTTGAGTTCATTAACCAACAAGAAAAACCTGTTAATATCACAGGTAGCACGTTCTTATTTCGGGCAATCAGCACCGACGGCGCTGAGATTTTAGTTGAAAAGCCATTGGTTATATTAAATGCACCCACCGGACGTGCCAAAGTTACTTTGACCAGTGCAGATTTGTTGGAAGTGTTGGCGCAACCAGCCAACTACAGTATTCAACGCACCAGTGGCAACCTGACAGAAGCAGTGTTTACCAATGCTCAAGCTGGCGCACGAGCTCCGTGCAACATCATTGACAGTGTGTTGCCACAACACGTTCCAAGCGCACCACTTACAATACCTACTGTCAAGCTCAGTGCTCAGGCCAGTCTGGATGGTACAGCCTGGGGCAGTTACAGTCCCGGCACTTACTGGTCCGGTAACCCCAACGGTGGCAACTACTGGAACAGTTTTGCAAATACAGAATTTTACAGCAGTTTCATTGAACCAGTCAACGCAGTTACCACAGTACAAATGACCTTGGTAGGATACACAGGCACAATCAAAGCTCAGGCTGCACCAAACTACGAAAGCATTTGGTACAATGTGTCTGAGTCAACCACCTACTACAATGAAACTCGTACCATTTATATGAATATTGTAGGATGGCATCCTTTACTTAGATTATGTTTTAACAACAGCATATTTGCTGTACCAACTCAGCCCGGTGTACCGGCTATTGCTTATGCTACTACAGAAAATGGGGTAGTGACCAGTGTTACCATTACCAATGGCGGCAGTGGGTATTTGGCTCCGCCACACATCAATTTCATCGGTGATGGTGCTGGTGCTACCGGAGTGGCTACGATATCTGACGGTGTGGTAACCGGCGTCACAGTAACCAATGGTGGTTCGGGTTATTGGTATTTGCCTAATGCAGGCATGGGCGCAGGTGTGTTTCCAAACGATGCTAACCAGACCGGGGCCGCAGTCATAATCAGCACAGGTTATGTAGTAGATCTCCTATATAGATAATCCAAATAGTCTTGCAGTTTACCAATAAATCTGCTATAATTATAGTATGATTGATGTGACTTCTTTCCTGACAGGCAAACGAAAACAAACCAGTTCTGGGTGGATTAGCTTTAATGCTCTATGTTGCGAACACAATGGTGAAAGCCGTGATCGTCGACAACGTGGTGGAATGAAGTCAAGTGATCAAGGTTGGAGTTATCATTGTTTTAATTGTGGCTACACGGCCAGCTTTGTGATAGGCCGCAACTTGACATTCAAAGCCCGAAAATTATTACAGTGGATGAATGTTCCACAAGAAGAAATTGAACGTATAAATCTTGAAAGCCTAAAACACAAAAGCATAGAAGGCTTGATAGGTGAACGTCAACAAATAGTAAATCAATTACAAAATATTGAATTTGAAGATAGATTGTTGCCAGCGGATACACAACCACTCAACGATGAATCTCAAGCATACTTAGAACGTAGGTGCATACCACTAGACTATCCATTCCTGTACAAGACCATGCCACGTCCGGGCGTTGTAATTCCGTTTACCTTTGATAACCAAGTGGTAGGACATACAACACGGTTCCTAGACGACCGCACTCCTAGATATATCCAAGACATACAGCACGGCTATGTATTTGGAACAGATTTGCAAAAGGATAATTGGCAATCAGTGATTGTGGTTGAAGGAGTGTTTGATGCACTCAGCATCAACGGCTTGGCTGTGTTACACGCAGAGATCAATGATGCACAGGTTAGATTAATACGCAGTCTAGGTCGTGACGTTGTGGTTGTTCCGGATCAAGATGAAGCTGGTATAAAGTTGGTAGACCGTGCAGTAGAACTAGGATGGGCAGTGAGTATGCCTGTGTGGCCAACTGGTGTTAAAGATGTCAACGATGCTGTAGTTCAGTTGGGCAAACTAACAACGTTGCTGACCATAATGAAGGCACGAGAAACTAGTAAGATTAAAATAGAACTAAGAAAGAAACAGTTGGTCAAACAACTTAATAAAAAATGAAAATATTAGTGTGCGGCGATAGTTTTAGTGCCACTGATCCTGACTTTCCAGGGCTTCATTGGACTGAGAAAATTTTAAATTTCTCTCCTGACTTTGAAGTATGTAATCTAGCACACGGCGGATGTAGCAATGCTATGATCACTTTGCAACTACTACAAGGTTTAAATTTAAATCCCAATTTTGTAATTGTAGCATTTACCAATGAAAATCGTTATGAGTTAGACAAGGATCCTGGCATACTGCCAACTGACCTTACAGTGCAAGGCTTGTCTGCATATCAGCAGAGTCGCTATACCACCAACATGTATGTAAAAGATGCAGGAATAGAAAAATGGATGGCTGGAAAATGTTCTGAGAATTTTGAAAAACTTAAAAATTATTTTTATATTTCTTTTTGCCTACAAACACTACGCCAGCACAATATTCCATTTGCGTTTAGTTTAGGTGGGTTTGAGTACCAGCAAGATTATCCAGCGTTGATTAATTCCAATTATGTGTACAATTTTATAAAAGATTACACAGCCAATGAACTCAAAACTAATCTTTGGTATCATGGCTCAGAGTCTACGCCGACTTATCATGTCAGCAACGATCAAGTACAAACATTGTATGCCAACGAATGTATCATGCGTATCAACACGGCCAAGGAAGCAGATTGATAGATAATTCAAGCCGTCATTGTCCTTACTATAATCAAGGGTTGTTTATAGGAGCAGTTCCTTCTGAAAAAACTCAGATTTCTATGTGTTGCTGGCAAAACAAGTCCGCAGCAGACACAATTACATTTGATCACCCTTACTTGGAAAATATTCGTGAAGAAAGCAGGACAGCAATACCTAAATCTTGTTCTCCACACTGTAGCGTACCCGGGCACATAGCCAACGAAAGAGAACGGTCGTTGGTAGAGTGGAACACGTTGATATCAACTGATACCGAATCAAAAGTAATACGCAGTCTTCATCTTGAACAGTCATTACTGTGCAATCTAAAGTGTATCAGTTGCAGTTCTAGATTCAGTAGTTCATGGAACGGCGAATATCAGTTGTTTGAGCCAGATGCACCGCAGATAACTTTGAAGAAAAATCCTGAATCGGTATGGCAACATTTGGATCTTCAACATATTAAAAAGTTGCATTTTACCGGCGGTGAACCATTGCTGAATAGAGACAATAAAAAAATACTACAACACCTGGACAGCTTGGGAGTACTGCCAGATCTTATAGTGTCCTACAACACCAACGGAACTGTTATACCAGATGCTGAAACATTGGCACTTTGGAAACGGTGTCGGTTTGTGCGTTTATTTTTTAGCCTAGACGGTATTGGCTCCACGTTTGAATTTACAAGATTTCCTGCGGCCTGGAGCGAAGTGCAAGACAACATACAATATTTTAGGTCATTAAAAGACACTTGTATCCTGATAGAAGTAAATGCCATTGTTGGTGTACACAACATTTTTAACTTGCCAGAATTTTTTCAATGGTGGAAAGACCATTGCCAGACTGGTAGCCAAGGCGATCCGAGCCAAATATTTGTGCGTCGCATTGATCCTAGTTCTTACGGTGGAACAGTTTTGGACCTACGGCATCTTACCAAAAATCAAGCATTGTCTGCGGTAGATATGTTATACTCACTAAGTGATTATCCTGGAGTGCATACCATACTTGACTATATAAAACAAAACAGTCAACCAGACAACTGTTGGGTTGATTACTTAGATCGTCTGAGTGAGCTAAGAAAGATTGATTGGCGTACTGCATTGTCACCAGAAATACAAAAGGAACTAACTTGTTAAAAGACTACGGACTTGATGTCCAAAAACTATTCTTAGAAATGATGTTGCAAGACGCAGAGTCGTATGTGCGTGTGCAGAATATTTACAATCCTGAAAACTTTGATCGCAGTCTAAGACCAGCGGCTGAGTTTATTGCCCGGCACAGCGACCAACACAAGACACTGCCCACGACAGAACAGATCAGTGCTAGTACAGGTGTCAAACTCAATAACATTGCTGATTTAAATGAAGGCCACTTTGAGTGGTTCATGGATGAGTTTGAAGGCTTTACTCGTCGTCAAGAACTAGAGCGAGCAATTTTAAAAAGTGCTGACTTGCTGGAAAAAGGCGAGTATGATCCTGTAGAAAAATTAATCAAAGATGCGGTACAAATATCACTTACTAAAGACATGGGCACGGATTACTTTAATGATCCTAGTGCTCGCATTAACAAATACTTCAACTCAGGCGGACAAGTAAGCACAGGTTGGCCACAGATGGATAAAATTTTGTACGGCGGATTCAGTCGCGGAGAACTGAACATATTTGCCGGCGGATCCGGTTCGGGTAAAAGTTTGGTCATGATGAACATTGCGTTGAGCTGGTTACAGATGGGCTTGAGTGGAGTGTACATCAGTTTAGAACTCTCAGAAGAACTGTGTGCGTTGAGAACAGATGCCATGTTGGCAGGGATGAGCACAAAAGAAATCCGTAAGGACATTGATCAAGCAACACTCAAAGTCAAATTGGTATCTAAAAAAACTGGACAATATCGTATCAAGGCACTACCAGCACAAAGCAACATCAATGACATACGTAGTTATATCAAAGAAGTTCAAGTACAAACAGGAATTAAAATAGACTTTGTCATGTGTGATTATCTGGACTTGTTGATGCCAGTTAGTGCCAAGGTTAGCCCAAATGACTTGTTTGTCAAAGACAAATATGTAAGTGAAGAATTGCGTAATTTGGCCAAAGAGCTCAATGTGTTGTTTGTTACAGCATCGCAGTTGAATCGTAGTGCTGTAGAAGAAATTGAATTTGATCACAGTCATATATCGGGCGGTATTTCAAAGATCAATACAGCAGATAACGTGTTTGGTATTTTTACAAGTCGTGCTATGCGTGAACGTGGCAAGTATCAAATACAATGTATGAAGAGTCGTAGCAGTACTGGTGTTGGTATGAAGATTGACTTGGATTACAACATTGAAACCATGCGTATCACTGACCCAGGTGAAGAAGCAGGCCCGGTCAATTCGTTTGCCAAAGGCAATTTGCTTGATAATATCAAAGCCAAAAGCACAATGCTTAACAAAGAAACAATAGATGCTGATACTGGTGAAATTGGCAAGATCACTGCGGATGTGCAAAGTGCCAAACTTAAACAATTGCTAGGTCAAATTAAAACAACCTAATGGAAAATCTTTACTGTTCAATGATACATGGCGGACTTACAATGAGTTTCAAGTCCCAAGAAACCTTGGCTCAACATTGTTGCCTAAGGCCGTCGATGTTTTTTGTTGATGTCTCTACAAATTTTTGGAATGATCCAGGCTTTGTAGAGTTACGTGAGTACAACAAAACAAATCAATGGCATCCTGGCTGTGCCAACTGTTCACAATTGGAACGAGCCAACTCTCACAGTTTTAGACAAGGCATGAACGATGGTCTGCAGATCCAAGGGCAAACAGATCTTAGTGGCCCGGTTCGAATTGACTTGATGTTTGATATCAGTTGTAATTTGGCCTGTAGAACCTGTGGCCCAGGCTCCAGCACTTTTTGGCAAAAACAACTCAAACAACACAACCTATGGTTGGAACCAATTAGTACACCCAGATCCAAGGAACAAGTAATTGATGCTCTTAAACAATTAGACCTGTCAAACTTGCGTCAGTTGGTATTTTGTGGTGGCGAAACATTGTTGGGCAACGAGTATTGGGCTGTGGCTGACTGGCTAGGTGACAATGTGCCCAACGCCAAGCAACAGTTAACTTTGTGTTTTCAAACCAATGGCACACAAACAATCTCTCCGGCTAAACACAGTGTGATTGAAAAATTTCACCTGGTGAAACTACATGTAAGCCTAGACGGTGTTGCGGAGCAGTTTGAATATCTTCGTTGGCCGGCTACATGGCAACAGGTAACTGACAATTTAATTGATCTTAAAAATACCTTGCCTAGCAATGTGATGTTTGTGGTGGAAGAAACTATTAGCATTTTTAATTTGGCCTACATTGATCGATTAGATGCTTGGATCAAGCAAAACTTTACTGCCAACCATGAAGGTGATGTTATAAATCACACACAACATTTGGCCACAGGTGTATTTTCGTTGGAACACTGCTCACAAGAATATGTAGATGCTATGCAAACAACGCCGCACGGCAACCTAATACCCGGCGGGTGGTCAGAGTCTGCTGACAAAATCAAAACAATGATCGAACAAATACAACAGTTTGACACTTATCGTAACGAATCTTTTGCACGGACATTTCCTGAAGTGGCCAGCTACTATGCTAGGTTCTTATAGCCGCTAGCTCGGGCAAGTAGTCTTGAATGCTAATGCCTTTTAGTTGATCCTGCCGATCAATTTCTTGCCAAAATTCTGCCATTAAATTATTTTCACCCAGGTCAAGAAATGCCGCCACTTCGTTACGATACGTTTGGTTACGTTCTAACACCTGTTGTTTGAATTCATCGGGCAAGTTACCGGGTGCAAAACACTCAGGCGATTCAATTTGTTTACACAGGTATGGAATACTGTGCAGTTGAAAAAACTCTATTAGTTCAGTATAATAGTAAATGTTAAGGTTGCTGATCATACAGCTAACACTAACATGTTTGGCTATTTGTTTAAATTGTTTTAAATTGTGTTCTAACTGAGACCATTTTAAGGGCCAGCGTAGGTAGTCGAATTGCGGCCCGGTGCCATCGATGCTGACACACAAGTTGAGATTTTTAAATTGAGATAAAATGTTTAGTTGTCGAGCGTTTAGTTCTATACTGCCATTGGTGACCATAGAGATAAAACAGTTGGTATTGCCCAGGGCTATTAATCGTTCTAACACATCAAAGTTTTGTCGTTCTAACAAAGGCTCACCACCAATGAAACTCAATTGAACAATGTGTTCAAAGTCCAGATCCAAGTCCAGGGTTGTGGTATTCATGGTCTGATAGTTGATGGGTATTTTTTTCAACCTGGCCCAGGCTGTACTGGAATCCGGCCCACAAGTTATACATGTACCGTTGCACAAGTTTGAAGTATTGAGTTTGACTATTTTTGTAGTGAATCCCTGCGTAACAGCGTCCTGCTCAATCAGCTCTAGATTGCGATTGGTGTAGTGGTCAAATGTGCGATTATGAATTTGTCGCTCACTGGGCAAGCCTCGATCTTCAAGATTCCAGCAAGTAGCACAGTTGGGTGATCTTTGTTGATTTTTAATGCTGTCGCGGACTTGAGCTATATCGGCGCCGGGACTCAGTCGGCAACAGTGGATATTGTCACGGAAACCTTGTCGATTTTCATAGGAAAAAAATGGTAAAACGCAGAAATAGTCATTCATAGCCAGTATTTAATTGTATGCTGGGTAGGAGTAATTATTATATAGAACAAAATCCAATAAATAATAAAAAGGTCCTGGACTAAAATGCAAAAAAAGACTCGCAGTTTATTAGAAGAATTAGACTCAATGTACATCGAACGCGATCAGCGTCAT